ATTATTCTAGTAGTTTAGAATCTAGTAGTTTAGCACCAATAAATTATTCTAGTAGTTTAGAATCTAGTAATATTCCACCAATAAATTATTCTAGTAGTTTAGAATCTAGTAGTTTTGCACCAATAAATTATTCTAGTAGTTTAGAATCTAGTAATATTCCACCAATAAATTATTCTAGTAGTTTAGAATCTAGTAGTTTAGCACCAATAAATTATTCTAGTAGTTTAGAATCTAGTAGTTTAGCACCAATAAATTATTCTAGTAGTTTAGAATCTAGTAATATTCCACCAATAAATTATTCTAGTTTAGAATTTAGTAGTTTAGAATCTAGTAATATTCCACCAATTGATTATAGTGAATAATTTATTATTATACTTCAATAATAATAAAAATTCTGAAATAAATAAATAAAATATTGTGTTTACAATTAATAATTTTTATAATATAAAATATTATGGAACCGGATGTAGAAAAATTACTAAAAAAGTACTATAAAACATATTTAATAGGTAAAAATACATTTAATATAGATAAAGAAAAAGCATGTGAATATATAAAATCAAGTTTAATATTATTAGATAAAATAAAGAAACAACCACAAAAAGATATTAAAAAATATTCAAATATGTTAAACGAGACAGAAAATGAATCATGTAAATTATTAAATTTATATTTAGAATATAATATAGAAACTGAAATTCCAAATGAAAGTAAAAATGTTGATTATATAAAATTGTTTAAATCTATTGAAAAAGGAGATTTAAATGAAATAAAAAAATATAATATAAATGAAATTAATTTTAAAAAATTATATAAAAATCAAACATTATTACATCATGCAATAAAATTTGGTGATACACAATTTTTAAAATATTGTTTAAAACTAGGTGCAAGAATAGATACACCAAATGGTTTTGGGAATAGTTTATTAGAATATGCATGTTTAGAACATGATCAAAATATAATAAATTTTTTAATAAATAATGGAGCAAATATGAAAAAACATTTATATTTTAGAAATAGTCCAGTTAAAAATTGTAATTTAAATGATTCAATAGATATATCAAATATATGTAAAATTATAATAGAATTAAGACAACCAATCGAATATATTGAAAAAAAAAATATTAACATAAAAATCAATGAAATAAAAAAATATCTTGATATAAATGAATTAATTGGTTTAAATGATATAACAATAAAAGAATTATTAAATAATATTGAATTTATAATGAATAAAATAGATGAATCATCTGCAGAAACATATCTAAATATTGTTGAAGAAGAAATTAAATATGAATTAAAAAATAAATTAGGTTGTCCTCACAATAAATTAGAAATATTATTAACAAATTTAACACCATTTTTATCTTATCCTTTTAATTTAGAGATTGATTGGATTTTAAGTTTAGAATTAAAATATATTATAATAAAAAATTTAAAAAATAAAAAAATAATTGATATAAATGAAATAAAAAAAAATATAGTTGATGAAATTTGGGAAAAATATATTAAAACAGAAATAATACCAGAAGATTATTTGGGTACAATTATTTCTCAGTGGATGACAAAAATAAAAGTATAAATTTGTTTTTTTTTCTAATATATAATATATAAAAAATGAGTTTTAATCGTTTACCTTATGATTCATGCGCTTATGCTAAAACATTACAACAAAGTACTGATCCCTTAGATTATAATTTATATAGAGGAAAATTTGAATCGTGTGAACAATGCGTTGAAGGTTTATATCCAAATGAGTTAGACTTTGGAATTAGAGCTGATGTAGAAAGTGATTTAAAAGGTCAAGTAAGAACTAGTTCTAAATGTGTTGGTGAAAAATTTCCTAAAAATTCTAATACTGTTGCTGAATTTACTCCAGCAATTACATGTCAATCAATTTATAGTTTAACACCTAATAATTTAGTTAAACCTACAACAAATGGATTAAAAGATTTATCTTTTTATGGTCAAAATAGTTGCCCTGTTTTAAAAAAATAAATTTAAAACTTAATAAAATTAAAAATATTTAAATTATTTATTAAATAAAATATTTTATTTAATAAATAGAATTTTTCTTATGTTAATATATAGATGTCATTCAGTAGAATACAATATGATAACGCTGCTTATGATTTAAAATTAAATAGATCAGTTGGACCAGGTGATTATAGATTATTTAAAGGATATAATGAAAATTGTTCAAAATGTTTTTCATATGATGGACCAAAAAATGCTAAATCAGATGTTTATACCGCTGGTAAAAGTGATTGTGACACTGAATGGTCTGCAATGACCGAAGTTGAATCACATTTAACAAATAGAGTAAATAAATTAGTTGATGATAATCATTTAGGTAAAAATGATTCTTATTTAAATATTAAAGTTAATCTAGTTAAGCCATCATGTTCTGATTTATTAGTATCAGAAGACACAAGATTTACATATCCTTTAGAAGCATTTAGATCTATGGATACAACATCATATCATTATAATCCATTTTTATATGTAAATCCTCAATGTGAAATTGAAGAAGATAGAATTGGTTTAAACTCTAGATTAAGAATTAAAGATACATTTGTTCCAAAATTAGCAAATCCAATTGATCAAACTACTATATTACCTAAAGGTGGTGATATTCCAAATGAATTAAGTTTACCATCAACCTACAATATGTGTAAAAATACTATTTAAAAACGATTAATGATTGTAGTGACTTTAATAAATTTAAGAATGTTTTTGTTGTAATTACAAAAATATATCTAGAAATAAAATATTTTAAAATGTAACTAATAATAATATGGAAGGTTTATTATTAGGCACATTAGGTTATATAGGAAATAATTATTCAGATGTACCAACTAATAATAAAAATAATAATGAATTAGATAATTATTATGTTACAAATTTAGAAAATAATATTCATCAAATAGATAGAATGCAAGCAAAAAATCTATCTCAAACACCTGAATTTTATCAACAATTTGATAGTTTAAAATTTGATGATATTGGTGGACCATCATGTATTAATGAAGCTAATAAAAAAAAGAGTGGTTATGATTTTAGTTTACAAAGAGAGCTTGATTTTAAAAATGGTTATTCAAATTTTCAAGATAAAGATATGCATTATGGTGTTGTAAGTATGGAAGATTTTACTCATAATAACATGGTACCATTTACAAAAAGAAGAGATCTTTCTTCTAATTATAAAAATGCAAATATGAAATATCAAAAACATACAGGTAATAATCCATTTTGGAAACATAAAAAAGAAACTGAATGTTTTTTTGAACCATTCCGCGATTTAACTTATACAAATGGTATGCCAGTATTTACTGAAGAACTTTCAAATAGATATTTAGCTAGTTCTAAAAATAATTTTGGTAATTTACCTTTTCAAACAGGTATTAAAGTATTACCTGGTATAGGAGATAAAAATGCAGCACCATATGGTGTTTCGAGAGTTTTACCAAGAAATATTGATGAATTAAGAAGTGAAATCAATCAAAAAGTTACTTATATCAATAAACCTTTAGAAACAATTAAAAAAGGTGATATGCGTGGTATTGATCCTAATATTACAAAATATAAATTACCAAGTTATAGAGAAATTAAAGGTACAGATCTTGTTCAAAATGCTGGAGTAACTAATGGTATGACAATTAGAGGTCAATGTAATGCCGAAAGTCAAAGAGGAGAAGATGAGTTTTTTTATACTGGTCCTGCAAATGATTCTGTTCAAGGTAATAAACCTGATGCAAGATCACATTATTTTACTGAAAGCAAACGTGAAAACTATGAAAATGACAATACACATGCTGTAAATGCAGTTAATGTTAGACCAGTTATGACAAATATTGATAGTTATACAACTTATGAAAATGAAAGAGATACTACCTCAAAAGACTTACGAGCTTCTGGTATTACAAATAATAATCATGCATCTTATTATATTGACAGAGGCGATATTGCTAAAATAACGTTAAAAGAGCAAAATATTAATAAACCATTAGTTTCTAATATTAATTCAACTTTTCAACAGGGACATGTAAAATATACGGATGAAGCTAAAGAAACAGTAAGACAAACTACTATAAACAAACCATTAGTTTCTAATGTAAATTCAACATTTCAGCAAGGTCATGTTATATATACTGATAAAGCAAAAGATACAGTAAGACAAACTACTATCAACAAACCGTTAGTTTCTAATGTAAATTCAAGTTTTCAACAAGCTCATGTTACATATACTGATTCAACAAAAAAAACTACAAAAGAAACTACAATAGATAAACCATTCGTTTCAAATATTAATTCAACATTTCAACAATCACATCTTACATATACAGATCTAGCCAAAAAAACTACAAAAGAAACTACAATAAATAAAAAAGATATTGCTAATATTTCTTCAATTAAACAATATATATATTCTAATTTAAATGATGAAGCAAAAAAAACTACAAAAGAAACAATTATTGATAAACCTTTAGTTTCAAATATTTCTTCTGTTTATCAAAATTCTCATATTCAATTAACTGATGAAGCTAAACCTACACAAAAACAAACAACTGTAATTAAAGTTACTAATACAAATATTACACCAATAGAATATAAAGGACATGTTAAAAATAATGATATTGCTAAGGAAACTATTAAACAAACTACAATAAATAATGACTATATAAGTAATACAACAACTGATGTTAAAGGCACATATAGTAATTTAGATGATAATGCTAAAAAAACAATTAAACAAACTACAATAAATAATAATTATATAAGTAATACAACAACTGATGTTAAAGGCACCTATAGCAATTTAGATGATATTGCTAAAGAAACAATTAGACAATCAACAATCAATAAGAACTATATTGGTAATACTACTAAGGATGTTAAAGGTACATATAGTAATTTAGATGATATTGCTAAAGAAACAATTAGACAATCAACAATTAACAACGATTACATAAGTAATACAACAACTGATGTTAAAGGTACATATAGTAATTTAGAAGATATTGCTAAAGAAACTATTAAACAATCAACAATAAATAACAATCATATTGCAAACACTACTACTGATGTTAAAGGTACATATAGTAATTTAGAAGATAATGCTAAAGAAACAATCAAACAATCAACAATTAATAATGATTATCTTGGTAATACAACAAATGATGTTAAAGGTGTATATACCAATTTAAATGATAATGCTAAAGAAACAATTAAACAAACAACTATTGACAAAAAATATATTGGTGGTACAGTACATGAAATTAAAGGAACATATTCAAATATTACCGATGATATTAAAACAACAGTAAAACAAACAACAGTTTATACAACACCTGTAAAAAATATTAGTTCACAAATTAGTACAGTTTATTCAAAGAATGATGAAGAAGCTAGAACTACAATTAAAGAAACAGTATTACATGAAGGCATATCACATATAAGTGATTTAAATAAAAGTACTTATGTATTAGATAACGATAATGAAGCAAGAGATACACTAAAAGAAACAACAATACATAATGATTATATTGGTAATGCAAATACAAATGTAAAATTACCAAAATCTGAACAAGCTGAAAGAAATATGGTAATAGATGACAGAAGAGAAATTACTGCAAACTTTAATAGACCAGCTAATGCTAAATCAGACCAAATACGTGGTAATATAAATGCTGAAACAGTTAGGTTCAATGATAAAAGACAATTATTTGGATATGTCTCAATACCAAAAATGACCTTAGATAATAATATTACGCCTTTTGCCAAAGTTCATACTGACAGAAAAACAAATATAAATGATACAAATGAGTATAGAATGGATCCAATATTTATTGATACATTAAATGATAATCCATTAGTAAATGATATATATCATCAAAAAAATTATAAATTTTAAAATATTTTATTATTATTATTAAAAAAATATTTTATATTGTGATTGAGTTTTCTTTAAGAACAGCATTATGTAGTTTTAAAATTAAGTCTTCTTCTTCTTTATCATCTTTTTTACTTATTTCATCGTGATGTGTAAGTAAAATATTATTAATATATTTAGATGCTGAAATAATATGATTTTTTGTTCTTGCACCTGTAATTATTATATTTCCTTTTTGGAAAACAAAAACTGATATTTCTTTTTCTTCATCATTATTTTCAGTTGGTGTATATTTAATGATTACACATGCTCTTATACATGGTTCAAAAGAACATTTAATTTTCTTTTTTAATAATAAATTATAAAATTTTATTCTATCAATTTGCATGTTAACTTTATAGTTTGAATTTATCATATCAATTTTATAACTTATTATAGCTAAATCTAAATGATTTTCTACAAATTTTATTTCATGAATTTTATTCTCTTCTATTTTTGCTTTTATTTGTTTTATTTTAACAAGTAATTTATTTAATACAATATTAACATATTCTAAGGATTTACAACCTGACATTTGAATACTACCATTTTTAAATAATTTTAAATTTATTTTTGGTTCTTCTTCCCAATTTGTTACAGGTCCTTGAAATACACGTACAACAACTGTTATTTGATTAAAAAAGTGAAAATCTTTTTTCTCTTTTTTTTTTAATCTCTTATTTTTTGTTTTGGTTTGAATTAATGTTCTTTGATTATCATTATTTAATTTTACACATACAATATCATCCTGATCAAGCTGTAAATATTTTTCAATATTAACTGTATTAATCAGTGAATTTAATTTAGCAGATGCACACATAGTAGATATAGTTAAACCATCTGGTAAATTTTTAATTTCATCTTTCTCATAATCAATTATTTTTATATATTTAAAATCGTTCCAATTTACTTTACTCATCAAATATTTAAACAAACATCTTTTTAAGTATATTTTTCACTTTTTATCAGAAAACATAAATTTTAGTATATAAATAATTTTTTATCTAAAATAATTTATTATGGACATATTACCGATTGCTTATTCACCTCTAAATGATTTAAATGTTAATATTGTTAGAATAAACAAACCAAAAAGAAAAACAATTATAAAAGGCATAAGATTTATAAGAAAAAATTAGTTTAAATAATGATATCTACATACAGAAATATATGATTCAGAACCACCTATTAATACTTGACCATTATTATGATTAACTAATCGTTTTGAAAATATTGCTTTAGTACCATCATTACAAATTTTACATAATGCACATAATTTTTTATATTTATCAGCATAGGGTATTAAATCTAATATTTCACCCATTGGATTTCTTAGAAAATCACCATCTAAGCCACCAACAATAACATGTTTATTATATTTTTCAACCCATAATAAACAAGATTTTTTTAATGATTTAAAAAATTGACCTTCATCTATTACAATTACATCATGTAATATAATATTTTCATCAGTTATTTTTTCCAAATCATCTGTAGTTATACAATTTTCTTTTTCTCCTGCATGAGAAACAATTCTATTATTATCATACCTTATATCAATTTGTGGTTTTATTACTAATACTTTTTTGTTTATAATTTTATGTAATCTAACATTTTTAATTAGCTCAGTTGATTTTCCTGAAAACATTGGTCCAATAAATAATTCTAATTTCCCCTGATGATTTGACATAGATATTATTTTTGTAATATTTAATATTATTATTTCAATTTTCTTTAATAAAAATTGAATATATGATATTTTATAGTATTGATAAATATTAATGAATACTATTAATAAAGCATTATATATTGGAACTGGTTTACATGTTGAACCAGTGTTAAGTTTTTCAAAAATAAAAGAGTTTGTTTTTATTGATACATTACCAAGATCAGAATTTGGTGATTATCTTAAATTTAATAAACACTTTTATAGAAAAAATTTTTATTCAGAATTAAATCAAAAGTTAAAAATCTTAGATTTTCAATTAATTGAAACATTTGAATTAGATAAGAATTTTGAAAAAGAATATTTAAATTTAGGTCAAAGAATATTTTATGGTTTAATAAAAAAAAGACCAAACTATTTAAATCCAACATTATTACTATTTTATAACTATAAAACAAAACAATATATTAAATATTATATTTCAACAAATATAACATTAAATCAAAATAAAATGGTATGTTTTGATTTAATGAGTGCAGATGCATTAATTATTTCTGGTTATTTTCCAGATTTAAAATTACTTGATTTTTTTGATGAACCAAAAAAATTAATTTGTTATAATGAAACATCTTATGATTATCCAAGTGAAGAGGAAGAAGATAATATACATAAATTTTTTAAGGAAGAAAAATATTTTTCAAATTGTTATCTTGTTAATAAACATGAAATTAATGAAATTACTGAATATAAAAATTATATAGAAATGTTTAAAAATAATTTTGTTATTGATTAATAAAGAAATAGTAATTATTTATTATGAATATCTAAATAATTTTCTTTAAATTATATTAAATCAATATAAAACAATAATATAGTATTAATTAAATATATGAATGATATAATATTATCATTTGATGTTGGTATTATTCATTTAGCTTATTGTTTATTTACAAAAGAAAATAATAACTGGAAAATTTTAGAATGGGGAAATATTGACTTAACCGATAGAGATTATACAAAATGTTATTGTGGTTTAAAAGCATCATTTACTCACAATGGAAAATATTACTGTAAAGTTCATTCCAAAAAGTGTGAAACATTAAAGTCATATGAAGAATTATTTTGTGAAGATAAAACACAAACATGTACTCATTTAGTTAAAAATAAATATTGTGGTAAAAAATCTAGTTTAAAATATGATAATAATCATTATTGCACTACTCATTCTAAAAGTTATTATAAAGTTTTACAAACAGCATATAAAGTTAAACCATATAAAAACAAAAGTATTAAAGACCTTGATTTTGATTTAACTTTAAAAAAATTAATTGAAGTATTAGATTCTAAAAAAGAATTATTAAAAGCAAATACTGTTTTAATTGAAAATCAACCTTCTTTAAAAAATCCAAGAATGAAAACAATAAGTACATTTTTATACAGTTTTTATATGATTCGTGGAATTATTGATAAGGAAAGAACAAAATCATCAATTACAAAAGTTAAATTTATGTCACCATCAAACAAATTAAAAGTTGTTACTGAAGGTGAAAGTAAAAAACTTATTGCCTTAAAAGCAACTGATGAATCAAAAGCCTATAAATTAACAAAGGAGTTAGGTATAAAATATTGTAAAGAACTAATTAGTCATTTACCAGAGTGGCTTAAAGTACTAGAAAGTCACAAGAAAAAAGATGATTTATGTGATGCTTTCTTACAAGGTGCTTATTATTTTACAAAGGATGTTGAAATTTAAAAAATTGATTTTTAAATCAATTAATCTAGATATTTCTTATTATGGTTTATTATTTAAAAATAATTATTTTTATTTCATTACTAATACTAATATCTTCAGAATTAGTATGTGAAAATAAACAAGATAGTATATATAAATGTTATGAAAAAACAACAGAATATAATTGTTTCAATTTATCAGATAAAAAAATAATTTGTAAAAATAAAAATTTAACATATGAATGCCAAATTAATAATTATACAAATGAACAAACTTGCATAAAATATTTAAATATTTATTATTTTTTAAACTATATTATTATATGGTTTTTAATATCAATATTTATTAAATTTTTACCACAATGGTTATCTATTTTTATGTTAAAATTTTTATTGGCAGATATAATCATATCATATCAATAAAAATTGAAAAAAATTATTTTAATGCTATTTTTTACTAATTATGATGAATTCACTAGAAAAAATTAATAATATATTATATAATACTATAAAAGTTACATTTTTTATGTCTATTATTATTTATCTTTTACCACGATGGTTATTAGTTATTATGTTAACAATTATAATATCAGAAATAATGATTGAATTGGTAAAAAATTGATTAAAAAATATTTAAACAGTGTATACCATTTACTTTATGACTGATTTTTTTCAAATATATCACAATTCTGTACCAGAAATTAATGAAGTAGTATTAATAAAATTTACAAAAAAAAATGACACACATTTTGAAGGTAACTTATTAGAATATGATTATGATGCAATAATGTCTTATAATAATGCAACAAAAAAGAAAAAAGTTTATAGCTGGAATAAAATAGTTCCATTAAATAAAACAATTTTAGCAACAATTGAAGATGTTATTGAAGGTAATAATATTGTTCAAGTTAGTACTGCATATAATAATAATGAAATTGATCTTAAAGAAAGATTAAAACCATTTAATGATAATAAAATATTAATATCATTAATAAAAAAAATTTGTTACAAACAAAAATTAAATTTTAATAATTTTTGGACAAATATTATTTATCCCATTGACAAATTAAGAAAAGAAGAAAATATTGATAATTTGTTAGAGTTTTTTCTTGAAAATAAAAATGAATATGTTTTAGAATTATTACAAAAATATTATGAAAATTATAATGATATTTTATCTAGTATTGATGAAAATATGATTAATACTAATCAAAAAATAACTAGTAAAATTGGATTGATTTCTATTAATGGAATAGATAAAACAAAGACATTATTATCTGATTTTATATCTAATCAAAGCTGGAATTTTACTTTTAAATATGATTCTACACCTTTTTATTTTTTGGAAAGTTATATAAATGATTCATCTGTTGAAGATCACCAAGAATTTATTAATTCCTTACAAGAATTAGCTAGTCAAAATAAAATCTTTTCTAAAATTGAATATGTTGGTAAAGTTCAATTATAAATAAAGTAAGGTAATAGATACATTGCAATGATTGTTATTATAATATTTATATTTAAATTTTGATTTACAAGATATGTTGATATTAAACATGATGAAATCATCATACAACTATCCGCTATTATTGCTTTATATGAAGCTTCATTTGCATATTCTTTAAATGTATCTAACATTCTATTTGAACCTTTAGGAACAAAACTAAAAAATAAATAAAATAATATATCATGAGTAATTTGAACAATAACTGATAGAATTATAAATTTTATTAAATCAAATTCTTTAAAAATACTAAAATAAATTTTTCTTGTTATAATTAATCCAATTAAAATTATTAAAACATCTGCAATTACAGCAGATAAATTGTAATCATTATACCATTTTTTTAATACTTTTGATTGAATAAATGATAAATTTAGTAAAAGAATTACAATTAAATCGGTGATTAAAACCCCATTAAATAATGGTAAATAATCACTTACATTGTTAAAATCTGAAATATTTTTATACATTATATATTAAATTATAAAAAATATTTTTATTTTATAAATCTTTTTAGACCCATTGATTTTTCTAAATTTATTTGTGATGTTTCAATTGGTTTATTTCTTCGTAATGTTAAATTATTTGTACTTTCAAATAAAAGTTTATCAAGTTTGTTTACAATAACACCTGATACTGGAGCTTTTTTATAAGATTCTTCAATTTGCATTTGTCTTGAAATTAAAGGTGGGTGTAACACTAAAAAATCACTACCTACTAATTCAAAATTTTTTCTAAATTCTAAAATAGTAAGATTCCCACCAAAATCTTTTAATGTTAACCAAGAAGAAGCTGGTTTGATTTCTTTAAATATACCATATGTTAAATAATGCATTAAATTAATTAATGATTCTCTTTTCCAAACAGTATTATCATTGGTATCTATGTTATAAGCTTTCATACATTCCCATGAACAATAATTTCCTGTACAAAAAAATGTATCATTATGATGTTGTTCTGGTAAAGTTAATCTGGGTGTAGTAAATCTATGTTTACACCACCAACATTTTGTATTTTCATTAAATTCAATATTATAAACATTTATTTTATTAAAATTATTATTAATACTTGTTGATTTATATTCTGATTCAGATGAACTAGATATTTGATATGTAGATTTTTTTTTTTCTTCTAATTTTGTTTGGTTTGGTGTATTTGTATCTGAAAAATACGATTCTGATTTAATAAAGATATCATTATATTTTTCATTATTTTCTGATTGTACATCAATATCATTAATATTTATTGGTAAATATGTTATTATAATCTCTTTTTCAGAGTCAAGTGTTTCTTCTTTAATTATTATTGGTTCAGCTGATTTATTTTTGGGTTTTCTCCCTCTTTTTTTGAGTATTTTTATTTGTGTTTGATCTGACATTCCTTATTAAAATTATAATCATTTCTTTAAAATCATTATTAAATTATTTAAAGATAATTATTAGATTATATATTTATTGTTATTAGATTATGTATTTACTGTTATTAGATTATGTATTTACTGTTATTAGATTATGTATTTACTGTTATTAATGGTGGTTTTGACGGTTTTCTTCCTCTTTTTTTCATTGCATCATTAGTACTAATAGTAGCATCAGATAATAATCTTTCATTATTAGAGGTATTTTCTTCTTGTGTTTCTGTAGAATTTATATTAGCTGATGCTTGAATGTTTTTTATTCTTGATAAAATTTCAGCTACATTATCAGGAGCTCTTATATCAGGTATATCTCTTCCATTTCCTTTACTTGCAAATGAAGGAATTGTAAATTGACCATTCATAGCAAAGACTTGTTGTGAATTATTATTATTTGGATATTGCATATTATTTACTGATGGTTGCATATTATTGACTGATGGTTGCATATTATTGACTGATGGTTGCATATTATTGACTGATGGTTGCATATTATTGACTGATGGTTGTATATTATTGAATAAGTTACCTAAATTGAAAGCTTCTTGTGATATATCATTATTTGAGTTTATATTTTTCATTAAAGTATCTTTTTGTTTTTGTTTTAAGATATTATCTCTTTCTTTCATTATTTTTTTTTGTTGTTCTAAATTAATTTCTTGAGCTGACATAAATTGACTTGGTTTTTGTTTATTTGACATCATATTTCCAAGAACAGAACCAGCACCCATACCTGGCGGTAATCCTCCTAAATTTGCTTTTGTAAAATGATAACCAGCACCAGAACCTACAATTAATAATGCTAATTTGAGTTCAGGAGGCCATCCACCGCCTGATGTTTTATATTTTTCATATAATTCTTCAAGAACATCATCCCAACCATCAATTTCAACACTCATATGTTCTGACCACCCATCAAGTTTAAATGAAAAGGGATCATAATATTTATTACCCATTTCTGCTAAAGATATACCATTTAAAATTAAACTTCTATAAAGTTTAACACCATTTCTTTTGTCTGCAAAACTTTTTAATAAATCATATTCATATTCCATTTCTTCAATTGAAGAATTAAAATCATAATCTTTGGTTAAATTATAACCTTTTGTTTTAATTTCACTTAATCTTCTTAATAACTCAATTTTTTTTATTCTAATTTCTTGTGGCGATAATGTAGCTACATTAATAGTTGGTTCCATGACAGGTAAAGTTTTTCCAATTATAGGTATTGAACTGATATTTGTTGTAATATTATTGTTATTAGGTATATTAAATTGGGGAATTTCAGGGGACTTTTCTTGTTGACCAAAATTAAATGTTTCTACATTTGGTTTTTTAATGGATGATTTTGAACTACTTGATTTAGAATTACTTGTTTTACTACTTTTTGAAGAATTTGATGAAGAACTTGATATTTTAATATCACTTGACTCAGATTGTTCAGGTGTTTTTACAACAATTTTTTCTTTATTTGCTACCATATCAAAATAAAAATCAGTTTCAGTTGATTCTTTTTTAGTTGGTTTTATTTCACTTGTAATTTTTTTCCCATTTGTATCATGATAATTAATATTATTTTCAGATGACGTGTCAGAACTCATATTATATTTATTAATATTCTTTTCTTTAATTCAACGCATTATAATAAAAGAAATTACTTTAATAATTCTTGATTTTGTATTTTAAGTCCTAAACCAATATAATTTACAGCTAAAAAAAATGTTAATAAAACATTATTATAACCAAAAAAATATAACCCAAGTAAAAAACATATTTTAAAAATAGGATTTTTATAAATATTTACTATAAATTCTGGAATATCAAATGAAATATATAAATATGTGTAGATAAATGTACATATTAAAATAAAATATATCTGATTATTATCAATATTAGTATTCATATATATTTAAATTAGATTTTTTTATTTAAATTTAATTAAAATTTTTAATCTATTGTAACTTAATAGTGCTTTTATGAATTATTGTTCTATCGAAGATGCATGGAAAAATTCTGATAGTTTAACAGATCAATTTAAAATGAAAAAAAAAACTATAGAAAATTTTTCAGCGGATAATGATGTTCAACATACAATTAAAATTGACGATCAAGAATATTTTAATGATTTTAATTATGAAAATAATTTTAATTTTGATTTTAATAATAATTTATTTGATGAAATAAATAAAGAAACTGAAATTAAAAACGAAAAAAATCAAAAACCAGAAGAAAAACCAGTAACCAAAACAAATAATTATCATAATGTATTTATTTGTGATGATTTTTTAGATCATTTAGAAACATGCAAAATATGTAGAATGAAAATGCGTAAAAGATTTAGATCTAATATTATTGAAAAATTTGATAACATAATTGTTGATAATAAAGATACTATTTTATTGTTTTTAGTTATTTTATTTGCATTAATTTTTTGTAATTTACTAGTTAATATATTTAAATAATAATTTTCTTCTTATTATTTCCAATAATTAGTAGACATATTATTTTTTTTATAAAATTCATATTCACCCTTTATTAATTTTTTTTCAAATCCTTTATGCCATGGTAAATGTTTACAAATATAATCACCTGCAATTCTATAATGACCTCCTTTATTTTGTCTATTTATTAAACAAAATGTTGTATCAATTGCTGCACTATATAGTTCATGTTTTGGATAGTAAAATTTACACATCCAGTATTGTTTTTCAAAATCAATAATAGATTTACCAAATGAGGTCACATCATTTCTTATATCATCTGAATCTATTAATAAAGCAAACCCAACTTTTTCTGCTTCAAAATAATTTGATATATTAATCATTTCTTCAATAAAATTATCTGGTAAATTTTTATTAAATTCTAAATCTGGATCTGTTAATATATAAATATCCCCTATTATATAATTTATGACAGTTTTTTCATAGACTTTATGACCATAATTTTTATCCATTTTTAATAAAGTATATTTATAATCATTTTTATAATATTTTAATAATTCTGGAAATGTACTACAATTATCTATTACAACAATATCATTTGTATATTTTTCAATTTGTTTAACCATATTTTTAATATATGTATATTGATTAAATCCTATTATTACTACTGTCATATTTTTTTTGTAAATATCTTTTGATACTGAATTATTAAGTTCAAAAAATAATAAATTACTATCTAATTTTGTACTATCAAATTTATATATTTCATTATTTTCATAAATTGTATATTTACATAAAAAGTTAAATCTTGAAAATGTTTTATCTTTCCAATTTTTAAAATTAAATTTTATCAATAATTTTATATTATTTATATAACAAATGTATAATAAATCTTCAAATATTTCTTCCTCTTTTCCATCATAATTACAATAAATTAAGCTTAAATTCAATGTATTTTTTTTATTATAAAGATTAAATAATATCTCTTTTATTTTTGTATTTTTATTTTCTACATAAATTTCCTTAAATTTTGTAGTTATTGTATCATCCAAATCATTATTACCTAATATTAATATTTCATTTGTTTTTACTTTATTTGTTATCCAATTTAAATTATCAGTCTTATTTTGCTTGTTTAACTTGAATTTATCTTCCCAAAAATTTGTTGAAATATTATTTTCTAAATATTTTGTATATTCATCTTCGAGTAACTCTTTATGATAATCTATATACCATGGTAGATGTTTACAAATAAAATTTCCACCTACACGTATAGTTAATCCATTATAATTATATTTTGTATTTAATAAACAAAATGTTGTATCAATTGGAGCATTATAAAGTTCAAAATTATTATCTTGTATTTTTGCTTGCCAAAAACGTCCTTCCCAAAGTTTTAATGGCATACCTGCATATGTTAGTTCTGGTCTTATATTGGGTGATGATATTTCTATTGCAAATCCTACCCTTCCTGCTTTATAATGATTTGAAATTTTAATTAAACTTTCAATAAAATTATTTGGGAGTTTTTTATTAAATTCAAGATCTGGATCAGTAATTATAAATAAATTACCAAATATTCCTTTTAAAAATTCCTCTTCATAAACTTTATGACCATAATTTTTATCCATTTTAAGTAAACTATATTTGTAGGTTGAATAGTAATTAAGTAAAGGTTCATATGTACTATTATTATCAACAACAACAATATCATTTGTATATTTTTCAATTTGTGATACCATTTTACTTATATATGTATATTGATTATATCCAATAATCAAAACTGTCATATTTTTTTTTACCATTTGCAAATCAGAATTTTGTTTTGGATTTAATATTATATAATTATTTTCTTGTATTTGTTCATTTATAATAAAATAATTTGTTAAATAATTGTATCTTTTTATATCAAAATTTAATTTTAATAAAATGGGTATTTTATTTATAAAAGAATTATGTAGTAAATCTTCTATTATTTCTTCTTCATCACCATCCATATTACAATAAATACCTGCTATTTTTTCATTATATTTATAAATATTATTAAATAAAAGTTCTTTTAGTGTTATTTGATTCTTGTTATTTTTTATTTGAACAATTTTTTCATTACAAAAAATAATATTTTCTTTTGTATTTTGAATTGGTGATAGTGAAATTATTTTTTTAAATTTTTTTTCTAATTCATGATTTAATCTATCATAACTTAAATCAATAAATATTTTTTCTTTATTCTTTATTTTTTCTATAAATTCATTTACTTTTTTTGTTTGTTTAAATTTAACATCTTGTTTTTTATCATTAAGATCTTGTTTTTTATCATTAACTATTTTTTTAATAAGTTTTGGTTTATTCACTGCATTAAGTTCATTAATACTATTTATTTTAATAGGCTTTTGTATTGGTTTAACAGGTTCTTCTTTTTGTTTAACAGGTTCTTCTTTTTGTTTAACAGGTTCTTCTTTTTGTTTAACAGGTTCTTCTTTTTGTTTAAC